CTGGCGGCGGGAACTCGTGGTCGCACTCGATGCAGTGCCGCGCGCTGGCATGGTTGATGGTCTGGCATTCCGGGCAGACCTTGATCGGCGCCTCGCCATCGCCGGCAGGTTCCTTCTTCCGGCCATCCACCGTGTCGATCGGGCCGTGCCGCGCCGTGTTGCCGGCGAAGTCCAGCACCAGGCAGTCATCCTTGCCCTCGGCCAGGCGCGTGCCGCGGCCGACCATCTGGACATAGAGGCCGACGCTCTTCGTGGGGCGCAGCAGCGCAATGAGATCGGTGCCAGGCGCGTCGAAGCCGGTGGTTAGGACATTCGCGTTGGTGACGCAGCGCAGCCGTCCTGCCTTGAAGGCGGCGAGGATGCCGTCGCGCTCAGGGCCGGGTGTATCGCCGGTCACCGTCTCGGCGGAAATGCCATGCTCGCGGATCGCGTCGCGGACATGGCGCGCATGTGCCACCCCCGAACAGAACACCAGCCAGGAGCCGCGCCCCTCACCATTCTGGACGATCTCGGCCACCGCGGCGCGGGTCACCTCGTCGCGGTCGACCGCCGCCTCGAGGTCCTTAGCGATGAATTCACCGCCGCGGGTGCCGACGCCACCGACGTCGAGCTGCGTCGAGGTCTGCTTGGGGACGACGGGGCAGAGATAGCCCTGCTGGATCATCTCCAGCACGGGCACCTCATAGGCGATGTCCGTGAACAGCCGATCCTTCCCCTCGTGCAGCATGCCGCTGTCGAGCCGATAGGGCGTGGCCGTGAAGCCGACCACCTTCAGCAGGCCCGCGTTGATCTCGTTCAGCTGCGCCAGGAAGGAGCGGTACATCCCGCTGTCGCCGCGGCCGAGCAGATGGGCTTCGTCGATCAGCACCAGGTCGCAACGCTGCACCTGACGTGCGTGGCGATGGATGGACTGGATACCGGCGAAGAGAATCTGCGCATGAATGTCGCGGCGCGACAGGCCCGCGGAGTAGATGCCGGCCGGCGCCTCCGGCCAGGCACGCAGCATGGCCATGAAGTTCTGCTGGATGAGCTCCTTCACGTGGGTGAGGATCAGCACGCGGGTGTCGCCATAGGCAGCGATGGCCTCACGCGTGAAGCCGGCGATGCACAGGCTCTTGCCTGTGCCGGTTGGCATCACGACCAGCGGGTTGCCGCTGCTGGCCGAGAAGTAGTCGTAGAGCGCCTCGATGGCGGCGCGCTGATAGGGGCGTAGGGAGAGGCTCAACGCTGTGGCCCTCCCATTGCGTCCTCAAGGAGCGGCGCGCAGCGCCGGCGCAGGTCGTGTCGCGGCGCCGAAAGCAGGCGCTGGGCGCGCAGCACGATCTGCCGCACGCGCTCCACCGTGATATTGAACGTTTGGCCGACCTCGTGGAGCTTTCGCGGCGCTTCGCCATCCAGGCCGAAATACATTCGAAGGACGCGCTGTTCCCGCGGGCGCAGGCTGGCCAGCGCGGCATCGAGCGCGCCGACGGCAGCGCTCATGGCGACCGCCCGCTCCGGATCGTAGGCGATGGAGGTTGTCGAGCTGCCGACGAGAGCCGGCAGATCCTCTGCGCTCACCTCCCGCGTGACCCGGTTCGTCGCGAGCGCGCGGCGCATGAAGGCTGCGGGGAATAGGTCCTCCGGCAGCGTGCGCAGCGTCTTCGAGATGGCGAGGATGCAACTGCGCCATTCTCCACCCTGGCGCAGCGGCGCGATCTTGAGGTTCAGGTAGTCACAAACGCGTTGATAGGAGACGCCGCTGTCACGGGCGAGCGCGGTGGCGTTATCACATCCTGCAGCGCGCATGGCCGTCAGCAGCGCATTGTTCTTGATGGTGACGATCACCAGGAGATCGCGGCTCATGCGGCAACTCCCATCGCCACTGCGTCCACCTTGCTGAGCCAGCGACCGCCCATCTCGCAGCCGGTGCAGATGAGCTCAGCGATATGCGGCCCCTTGCCGGGCCCGACGCGATAGATCGTGCTTCGGCAGATCCGGCATGGCAGGTGCGAGACGATGTCGGGCGGGCTCGCGGCTGGCACGCCGTCACGCCATTCGGTGCCGTCCGGCAGCCGATAGCTGACCCAATCCTCGCCAGCGTCGACCTGCTCGGCGGCCACGAAGTCCGGGAGATAGAGGTGCGCCGCGCAGCCAGCCTCCTGCTCACGCCGCCCGAGGGGGGCGCCGTGTCGGGAGCAATGCCAGTCGCCACCCTGCGCGGGCGAGGCGTGCAGGCAGGACCGGCAATGCCGCTCAGGTGCCGCGCCAGCATGGCAGACGGCGTGGTGGTCGCAGAAGCGGCACTGCCACCAAGCCGGGTCCTGGCTGATGCGGGCCGGCGGCCGGGCGGCGCCGATGATGCGCTCGGCCTTGGCCAGGATGCGCAGCCCGGCCTCGGCATCGTGGCGGATGCGCTCCTGGTAGAGCTCGTCTGTGTCCTTGCAGACCGCCAAATAGAAGGCCCGATCGAGGCCGGCGAGCTGCATGTACGCCTGCATCTGCGCCCAGTGCAGCGGCTTGGAGGCGGCGACGCCATCGGCCTTCAGCTTGGCGAAGGACTTGGCGCTGTGGGTCTTGAATTCGCAGACGTGCCAGGTGGTCGGTGCCTCGGGCAGCCCGATTGCCACCGCATCCATGCTCCCGCCGAAGTGGCCGGAGGCATCGCGCAGGTTCCACTGCCGCCCCGTCGCGGGATCCAGATCCAGGACCGTCACGCCGATGCGGCGCAGGTCGGCGACGAAGCGGGCCTCGGCCAGATTGCCGGTGTCGAACAGCCGCAGCAGGCGCCCGGCATGCCGGGCGCGCGTCGCCCAGCGGAACGAATACCAGATGGCGCGCTCGCATTCGGTGCCGATCAGCGAGGCGCCGAGATGCGCGCGATAGCCGTTGTCCGCTGCCGCCTCATAGGACGCGTAGATGGCGGTGACGGTGGGAGATGCGGGCGAAGGGAGATGAGCCATGACCTGATCCTGGATGGAGGAAGCGGAGCCGGCAGGCGCGTTGCCTGCCGGCTGGGTGGTCAGCCGTTCCGCCGCCAAGGTGGCGTGGCCGCGGCGCCCGGGCGCGTGGCGGGCTGCGACGCGGTGGGGCCCGGGTGGGGCGCCGGGGTGGTGGGACGCGGGACCGTGCTGGTGGCGGTGCTGGAGTTGGCCGGCGAGTAGCCGGCCACCTTGTTCCGCGCCTCGCGGTGCACGCCGTATTTGTCGGGACCGGCCGGCTCGACCTTCAGCGTCACGATCAGCGGCTTGAAGTGCAGCTGCTCGCTGTCGCTGACATGGACCTGGCCCACCGCGTGGCAGATGGCCGAGAGCGTGCGCTGTGCGATCTCGACCGTCTGCTCGTTGCGGTTCACCAGATTCAGCTGATCGAAGATCTTCCGCCGCGCGGAGGGGCCTTCCAGCACCTCGAACACCAGCTTGAGCAATTGCCCATCACCGGCCTTGGTCGGCAGCATCTCGCTCTCGATCAGATGCGCGAGGTATTTGCCGGGCGGCATTACCTCGAGCGGGACGGCGGGGGCGACTTCCGTCGCGTCAAAGGTTCCATTGAGGGATGCCATGGGTCAGCTCCGGGCTTCGGTGGTGGAGGCAGGGGCGGCGCTGGGCGGCGTCGCGTAGAAGGGGATGCCGGCGGCGAGCTCGGGCCAGGACAGCGGCAGCGTCTCGGCCAGGCCGAAGCGATTCTTCGCAAGGAAGGCGGGGCGCTCGGCGGTGTGCAGCAGGCGATCGCCGCCGCTGACGCCGCGGACCACCTTCTTGTTGAAGCCGACGTCGGACTTCAGCGTGCTGACGCGATAGTTGGCGAAGAGCACGGCATCGACATGCTCCTGCACCAGCGCCGAAGCACTGCGGTGCAGCTTCGGCTGGTACCGGTCGTAGGGTTCGGTCTCAGGGCTATCGAAGCGCCGGATCTCGGCATGCGCGATCAGGATGACGCCCATGCCGCGCTCGTCGCGCAGCGCGTTCACGCCGTCGAGAAAGCTGCGCCAGGTATCCAGCGCGGCGAGATAGCCCTTGCCGTACCCGAAGGACTCGATGTCCGGCTGGTTGTGGGTCCGCGCCGTGTGCTGCCACACCAGCGGCTCCAGCCAGTCGAGGCTGTCCACCACCAGGGTCTCGAAGTCATGCGGCTCGGTGTAGAGCGCGCCCAAGGCCTCCATGATTTCATCGAAGCTGCGCAGCAGCCCGAAGGTGGTCGCCTCGATCCGGCCGAGGCCATCCTCGGTCTGCAGGATGACGGGCCGAGGCGAGGCGGCGGCGAACTCTGTCTTGCCGACACCGGCCACGCCGTAGAGCAGCAGGCGCGGCGGTGAGAGGCTGGTGCTGCTGCGCAGGGATGCGAGGGAGATCGCCATCAGTGCGCCTCCTGCTTCACGGCGCGCGGCTTGGCCTTGATGACGTCGACCTTGATGTCGCCGCCGGCGCGCGCGACGACTTCGGTGAAGCTGTCGAGCGTCGGCTCGAAGGCGGCGACGTCCTTTGCGCGGGCGACGGCATCGCCCTGCAGCGGGATGACGACCTGGATGCGGAGCTCATGTGCCATCACGCGGCGTCCTTCGATTCGAGGGTGTACGAGGGGCGGCCGGTGGCGACGGTGCGCGCCGGCTCGAACACCGCACGGATGCGCGGCGGCCAGGCCGTGAAGTGGCTTTCCGGCACCCGGATCTCGGTGGTGACGTAGTCTGCGGGGTCCTCGCCCCACGCCACGATGGTGGCGACCGCCGCGGCCAGCTTCGGCTGGTCCCACGCAGCTTTCTTCGGGAGGTCGGCGACGACCTCGAAGGCATCATCCGCGATGCGGACGCGGCCGGTGTCCTTGCCCTCGGCGCGACGGGCCGCGGCGGCGGGGGCGCCGTAGCGGAAATGCAGCGCGTCATGCAGCAGGTCGGCGAGGTGCTTGGCGTCGGCCTTCAGCGCCCTGACCTCTTCCAGCAGCAGCGCCAGATGGTCGACGGGCAGGCGTGCGGCCTGCGCAGCGTCCATCTCGCGCAGCTGCGCCAGAGTGGTTCGGTTGGTCATGGTGGTCCCGTTCAACGAGGAGGTGCCCGGCTGGATGGGCGATGCAGGCGGCCGGGCGGACGCGGGCATCGGCATGGGG